GTCAATCAAAGTAAGCTATGCATAAAAGTGACCGTACGTCGCTAGCAAGGTGTTCACCCTTATTCTATAATTAGAATAAGGAGATCCTTTACTAACCCTTTCTACCACTTTTACCTTCCTTGTCCCTTCGCAACATCCTCATTCCTTGCTTAAGGGAAGTCTTTTGACTTAAGAGGTGACTTGAAGGTCCATGAGAGCGCCGATGCCTTGCGATAAGGGCATTACGCACTTACAGATCTTCCGGTACTAACCTTTTGTCGACTCTGCAAGATACGTGGCTACGCGTTGGTTTTGTACCATGCGCTAACTACTCCATCTTGACGGGGAAGATTCTCTTCCAATAGCAAGTTATGATGAAGCAGGTAACACATAGCTTGATGACAGTCGGGGTTCACCCTAAACTGTTACTCAGGTAAAGAGAGCAGTTGGGGTTCACCCTAAACTGTTACTCTTAAAGAGGCGGTACTCCGCCCTCTTTACCCTTGAGGCGGTACTCCGTCTCAAGTATGTGTTACTGCCCCTCTTTCGTGTCATCCAAAGGTCTGAGTGCCTCCCCTCGAGCGGAGAATTCTCGTACTTGGTCCGGAGTTTCCGGATCAAGTATAGTTTTCTTTAGATATAAGTCCTTGTTTCCTAATAATTTAGGAAACTCGGGCTTGCTATCTAATGCTTTCAGGAGCACTTTAATGATTTTTAAACTATTAGGTATAGGTACTTTCTGCGAAGGCTTACGTTTGTAAGTCTCCAAAGTAGCCACCACACCTTCTAGTTCCTGTTTTGTCAACATAAGTTTCTCTAATGACATCATTTTGAGATACTTAGGTTGGAACAAACCAGTCATACCTTTCATGGTATAAAGGTCATTAATGGAATTCTGATATTTAGACACAATGTTACAACATTTTGTCCAGATAACAGACTCCACAAATCTTTGCATAACCGCAAAGAGGTGCCAGTTTCCCTCATTTCGGTTTCACAGAGCCGTACAGGTTTTGATCAAACAAGTTCTAACATAGTTCTCGTCCATAATCTTAACGATTAAACGGGCAAGTTCTACATTAAGAACCTTTTTGATCTCGACCTCTAGCGACTCGACTGCTTCCTCACGCTTCCAGTGTTCACTAAATCAAAGAGAAAGGGGTTTTTCATGTTTGAAAAACTCTTTTATCTTTTTAATGAACATCTGAGTAGGGACTAAAATTGAACCATGAGCATCCGGTCTTATCCGCTTGCTCTCTGGTAACAATTTTCCCTTCTCATTAATGAGTCCCATTAAGAGTGACTCCAACGTGATTCCCCGTTTACCCGACATAGAAGTCAGCATGGCTAAAGCAGATGTCCCTAAAGACACTACTTTATCCGCTGCTCTTCGAGTCGCTAAACAGAGAATCCGTTGGGGATGCTCAAAATGGCGCCGGATGTATCACAAAGCAATTGCTACTCTTCCAGAGAAATGATCTTGAGAAAAGACCATTTTTCATGAAAGAGGTGATACATCGACCTTGTTCTGTGCGATTCGCTTTGCGAACTCGACAACAGAACCGGTAGGGGAAATAACGCTTTTAGAAACGTTAACTTCCACTCCCAGGTCTTTCATAACTTCTAGGTACTTGTGAGCGACTAGGTGATCACAGATCCCTATATCGTCCCCAAGTACTTCGTAGTTATCGAATCACTCACCTTGCACGATTCGTCCAACCTCTCTCGCAGAGAATTGTACGATCATGTGATGAGTGATATCGAGCATGGCTCATGATGACAGCGCACCCATCGGCTGTCCCACGGCATACTGTAAATCCAGATGCCCCTTACTCTTTAGATCAAGAGTATAAAAGCGGTCCGTAAGTACAGCCTTCCAGTGGGCAGCGATTTTGTCGCTGACATGGGAAGCGTACCCGGCTTGTTCCAACAATGAAGACAGTAGACTTACCTGTAATGATATGGGAAGTCTATCCGTCGCAGCACTCAAATCAAAACCATAAAACGCTCCACTCTTAGCCGATTTATCGACTAAACGTGTGAACGCTTTATCTTGATTGAATGTTCCATCGTTAGGAATTTTACGAATCAGGGCAAACAGGAATAGGTGGAGTGGACGCAATAACATTTGTGTCCACCAGTCCACCATCGCGAATACACGGATTTTACCTGCAGCCTCTTTCTTTTGAGAGAGTCTACCGGCAGAACCTGCGAATTCGAGGGTTTCAGGGTGAATTCTGTGGTTAAGGTGGACTTGACTTTTTGAGTCAAGAACCAACTTACGTTCAGAATCACGATGAAAACCCTGAGCTTTATGTTCAGGTGTTAATCAAAGATTATCACCCGACAAAGCTCCTCCAAGCTCGGTAAAATATTTATACCATTCTTGGAGACCTGTTAACCTAGCGTAAGCTAACATTTCTGCTACAAGATCTTTATGATCTTGTATCAGATAGTTAACGTCCGCAATCATTCCCTGCCAGCTGATAAGGCTGGTAGAGGATGATTTTTCGATCAATTCTCAGCTACAAGTCTTTAACAGATCAGAAGGAGGCAAGAACCGTTTCATCGTTTTTCCAGAATTAATTCTGAATCACTTTGATGCCGTTTCCAACTTCGACTGATTCCCTTTAAAGGGATCTGTTATCGTCGCTAATTTCAGCTTACCAGGTATGGATAATACCCGGTAGACTGAATATAGCGTCAACCAAAATCTAATTGTATCTTTATGACCACCGCTTATTCGGCGGCGATCATCAGATCCAATAAATTTTGGAAGACCTTTAGCTGACAAGCGCGGGAAGATGCAGTCGGGCTCCAGCTCAGATAATGATTTGAGTGGAGCTCCTGCAATTGAACGCGAAATGGCTAGCTGACTTGCCTTGAGTTCCTTGATTACCATTGCCGCACCAATCTTTTTAGATTTGTTACGGTAATAGGTCATGAAATTTCAAGCAAGTTTCATCTTTCCTTGCATCCGTGCTATTCCACGCATATAGGCCAAAGATAATATCCTTGGCATATATTCGCGGAAGAGCACCGATACCTCCATGAGGTTATCGAGCGAGACCATCTTCTCTCTTTCAAAACGTTGTACGAAGAAGGATTTGATATTTTTTAAATTTATCATTTCTTTTTTAATATAACCTAATGAAAGCGAAAAGACTCCGCTGTACCCCGTAAGGGGCCCGGCAGGTCTTGGACGCTGGACGGATGGGTGTGAGTGATCAAGGATCACCCACAGCTACCCTTGTCTCAACGAAAATTTCGGCATATGGTTTACCCCACAACGGCTTTAAAACCGTGCGTGGCTACCAGGTTACCTAGTAATCGCCGAGACCCACCTTGGATTTCCAAGGAGGAACATTCCAATGATTCATCTTAATAAAGATAATCTTTTGAATTACCTCTATCCAAACGGTCAAAAATGCACCCGGAATTTCCAGCAATGGAAGGGCCCGGATCATGCATCGAAGAGATTGTAAAGTCTCTTCG